CTACAGAAGCAGTTCGACTTCTTTGAAATGAGTTCTGCAGCAAGTGGTATTGACTACAAATTCTTAACAAGAATTGAAATTTTAGACGGCGGTAACGGTGCAAATACACCAACTGTATTAGAGACTTGGGAATTATATGGTTGTTACTTAGAAAACGTTAACTATCAGAATTTATCTTATAGTGCTAACGAAGCGGTTACAATTGGTATGAGTATTAAGTATGATAACGCACAACAAAGTCCGCAAGGAACTGGCGTAGGAACTGCAATCGGTCGTACAATAAACACATTGGCAACTGGCGCAGGCAAATAACAAAAAAGGCTGGCAACAGCCTTTTTTTGTGACTTAACATTAACTACCCAGTTTATTCTAACCGATAAATAACAGTATGACTAGTAAAGCTCTTGGATATTTTATTAACGGCGTACTAAACCCCCGCGGCAACGTTGGGGATTTTCAACACGCTTCTAGGTTATTTGTTGATAGTGATTTAAGATTAGCCCCAAAAACTAAATTTTTATATCACGTATTTTTTAATATCAACACTAACGCTCTTAAAAGTTTAAATTTTAAATTCCAACATCAGAACGAAATTAACATGTTGGTCAAGGCAGCAGAGCTACCTAAATTTACAATTCAAACAGAAACACTTAATCAGTATAATAGAAAAAAAGTAGTACAGGTTAAATTAGATTATACGCCTATCACAATTAGATTTCACGACGACAACCTAGGTGTAGTTGGTCAGCTATGGCAAAACTATTACGGGTATTACTTCGGGGATACTACAGCTGCTAATATTCCGGGAGCGTATAATAGAACAGCTATGAAATCATCTAGTTTCATACGTGGCAGATACGGTCTAGATAACAACAGTGCTATACCATTCTTTAATGATATAACAATATTTCAACTAGCAAAGAAAGCGTGGTACAGCTATCGATTAGTTAACCCAACTATAACATCATGGAATCACGATAGCCTTGATTCTTCTTCAAGCACACCTGGCGAACAGTCAATGCAATTAGCCTACGAATCTGTGGCATACAATACCGGATTTGTATCGCAAGGCAATCCGCCCGGATTTGCACAAGAGCATTACGACAACACACCTAGTCCGCTATCGTTATTAGGTGGCGGCACACGGACACTATTTGGTCAAGGCGGTGTACTAGCCGGAGCCGAAGCGGTATTTGGCTCGTTAGGCAGTGGTGGTGCATTTAATAGCCCTGCAAATTTCATATCAACGGCAATTACTGCCGTTAACACTTATCAGAACGCTAAATCGTTATCCTCCGTCGGAGTACGATCCGAACTAACTAATATTGCAATTAGAGGGCTACAGTCGATATCATCTATTGGTCTTAGCGGCATACAAAATATTAGTTTTCCGGTCAATAATCCCACAGCATCGACTCAAGCTACAATAAGTAATTTAGGAGGAGAACCGTAATGTCTACTAGTTTACCTACTCAAGAAATTACAGATAGTGGTGAAGAAGTTAAAAGTTTTTTTGACAAGTACTTCCGTCACCAAGTAACATTTCCATCAAATCAAATAGATGCCGTTGTTGGATTCTTTTTAAAAAGAGGATTTGATATAGAAAGTGCAAGGAGTACAGGCATTGTATTGTTAAATCAAGCAAGATTAGATAACGTTAATGTATTTCAATTATTAGATACATTAAAAACCGTCAATGATGCGCAACTTAGTTCTGTAGTCACAGAAGTGTTGAACGCCTACAGAGGTCGAACTAGCACGTTAGGTTATAAAATCTTAACAGTAGAAGAAACTACTGAAAGTCGCAACATTAGGCCATGAGTCGGTTTGCACAAGGTAAATTTGCAATAACTAACCCAGAAAAATATGTAGGAAATCGAACTCCTACATACAGAAGTTCTTGGGAGTTTACATTCATGCGATTTTGTGATACACACCCTAGTGTAAGTAAATGGGCAAGCGAAGCAATTAGTATTCCTTACCGCTGTCCAATTACCGGCAAGCAAACTATATACATACCTGATTTTTTTATACAGTATGTAGATAAGACTGGAAAGATGTTTGTTGAACTAATTGAAGTAAAACCAGAAAATCAGACTATTAGAGAAAAAGTTGGAAACAACAAGAATAATCAAATACAGTACCTACGTAATATAGCTAAATGGCGGGCTGCTCAAGCATGGTGTAAAGCACAAGGCATAAAATTTAGAATTATCAGTGAAAAAGACTTATTTGTCAACGGTCGAAATAGATAAGTAATAATATGAAGAAACTTGAAGAATTGCTCAATTTACCAGAAAATAAAAAACTGGTTAAAGAATCAGAAAAACCTGAATCTGTTTCAACCCCAACGCAGCCGCTATTGCGAGACCTGTCAGAGTTTGATAAAATATCAGCGGCATTGCCCCAAGTTAAAGGCCTAGGCGATGCAAGCGATCAAGAGTTTGATGCACTAGCACAGCGAGCAACAGATGCCTATGATGATCTAATGGATTTAGGTATGAATGTTGAAGCAAGGTATTCCGGGCGAATCTTTGAAGTTGCAGGTACAATGCTTAAAAATGCTATAGATGCAAAATCGGCTAAAATTGATAAAAAACTTAAGATGATAGAACTACAGCTTAAAAAACAGCAAATAGATCAAAAAGCAGGACAAGACGACAGCATTGATATCCCAGGTAACGGTTATATTATTACAGATCGCAATAGTTTGTTAGAAAAGATTAAAAATATGAATAAATAATACATCGGGATTATACAATGAAATCATTTACAGAATATCTAAAAGAAAGTACAGAAGAAAAGAAATACGCATTCAAGATCAAAGTTGCGGGGGATTTACCCGAGCATTGTGAGGACGTTATGGAAACCGCATTACAGAAATTTCAAGTAACTAAGTTCACTAAAGGCAAGAGTACTCCAATTCAAGCTAATCTATTAGAATTTCCCAATGTCAAAAATGCAGCAATGACAGTGTTTGAAGTTGAATTAGATTATCCAGCAACTAGCGCAGTATTAGCTGAATTAATTGCAAATTGCACTGGAGTTAATAGAGATTCAATTCGTGTACGTACTCCACTCGAAGAAGCTAACTTTGAATTAGAACATGTTGAAGTTCCTAAAGACGGAAAAGCATTACTAGCTCAAGATTACGAAAAATCGAATAATCAAAATCTAGTTGGTGAAAAGTACATGAGTGCATTTTTAAAAGATATTGCTAAAGCAAGTAAAGAAACACAACTAACGCAGTATAAAGGCGTAAATGATCAGCTATTAGCTAAATCAACACCTAAAGGTAAGAAAGAAGAATTAGCAAAACCGGGACCAGCTAAATCGTTGTTTGGTTCTGTAAAAGGAAAATAATATGAACTTTCAAGAATTAATGCAACGCATGGTCGACTTAGACCAGCCTATGACAGAAGAGCCAAACGAAGGCAACGCATTTAGTGGAGCATTAGATGCTGCTAAAGATGCAGGACAATCTGAGTTTGAAGTAGACGGCAACACATATAAAGTCAAAGAAGACGACTTCGGCGAATGTGGTATGCCGGGAATGTCGAACATGCCAGGCGGTATGATGGGCATGAGAAACGAGCCTCCAAAACAAGGAGACTCTGTATCTATGAATGTTAGCATGAATGGCAGCGGCGCCGGCGGCATCCGTGATTTAATGGGCATTTTACGCAACATCGATGACGCAGGTGGTGCAGGTGACGAAATGCCGATGGGTAATATGGGCCACGATCATAATGATGATAATATGGAAATGCCCATTATTATGAAAGCACTAGGCGGTGATGACCAGCCTGACATGGGTGCCGACGATCAAGACGAACCTGATCGTGAAATGGACGAATTTGCTAACGAACCAGACGAAATGTATGGTAGCGTATCAGACGTTACTGGCACAGGCAACGATATTCACAGCAAAGGCGCCGAAGCTCCTAAAGTTAACGGTGGCGGTAATCCTATGAAGATTAAAGCAGGCGAAACTTTTAAATTACCATCTGGCGATTTAAAAATTAAGCTAGAAGGCTTGTATAACGACATCAAGTTAAGAAAGTAAAATACCAGTGCAGCTAAGGTGATTAAGACCTTACTCAAATAGCCTCTACGGAGGCTATTTTTTTCGTTAAATAACAGTATGGCAAAATCATTAGACGGGGTATTAACCAAAAAAGCACACAGTAAAGAAACATTTACTGAACAGCATATTCAAGATCTTTCGGCATGCTCTGCCGACGATGGATATCATTATTTCTGTAAAAACTTTTTTCACATACAACATCCAGTTAAGGGAAAAATGCTGTTTGATGCGTTTGACTTTCAAACTGAACTATTAGATGCGTATCACGGACATCGATTCAATGTTAACATGTTACCTCGACAGATGGGAAAGACTACCTGTGCAGCAGGGTATCTACTCTGGTTTGCTATGTTTCATCCTGATCAGACTATTTTAATTTCAGCACACAAGTATACTGGTTCTCAAGAGATTATGCAGCGTATTCGATACGCTTATGAACTATGCCCTGATCACATCCGCTCGGGTGTGGTAAACTACAACAAAGGGAGTATTGAATTTGATAACGGATCACGTATTGTATCAACAACTACTACTGGCAACACTGGTCGCGGTATGTCAATATCCCTACTATACTGTGACGAGTTTGCATTTGTGCCACCGAACATTGCAGATGAGTTTTGGACGTCAATAAGTCCAACACTAGCAACTGGTGGTCGAGCAATCATTACGTCAACACCTAACTCAGACGAAGACACATTTGCTACAATTTGGAAAGAAGCCAATAAGAAATTTGACGAGCACGGCAATGAACAAGAAACAGGAATTAACGGATTTTTCCCGTTTACCTGTAAATGGAGCGAACACCCTGATAGAGACGAAGCATGGGAACGTGCAGAGCGTGGACGCATTGGTGAAGAACGTTTCCGCCGAGAATATAATTGCGAATTCTTAATATATGACGAAACACTGATCAGTAGCATTTGCTTAGCCGGACTATCCGGCCAAGATCCTATTTCAAGAATGGGGCAAACTCGATGGTATAAGAAAATTAACAAAGATGCAATTTACGTAGTAACATTAGATCCTAGTTTAGGCACTGGTGGAAATAGTGCTGCTATTGAAGTATTCGAATTACCTAGTTTTACACAGGTTGCTGAGTGGCAACATAATTTAACTCCCATACAAGGACAAATACGAATTCTCAAAGAAATATTAAAATATATTAGCGATGAGATGGGGGACGCAGCCGGAAATCTGTATTGGAGTATTGAAAATAACACCGTAGGTGAAGCTGGGTTAGTGTGTATTAAAGATATAGGCGAAGAAAACTTTGGTGGATTATTTGTCAGCGAACCGGTACGCAAAGGACATGTACGCAAATTCCGCAAAGGCTTTAATACTACTCACGGCACTAAAATTGGTGCAAGTGCCCGATTAAAATACCTAATTGAAAGTGGTAAAATGAAGATCAACTCTAAACCGCTAATATCAGAACTTAAAGCGTTTATAGCAGCAGGCGTTACATTTAAAGCAAAATCGGGCGAACAAGACGACTTAGTAAGCGCAGTATTGCTTACTGTAAGGCTAAGCCAAATACTAGCAGAC